GGAATTATTATGCAAAACACACAAGAAAATATAATACTAGATCACCTTAAAGATCATAAATTCATTACTACATGGGAAGCTATACAGAAATATAGAATTACCAGATTAAGTGCTAGGATTTATGAATTAAGAGAAAAAGGTTATCAAATCATAACAAAAAATATTACTGAAAATGGCAAAACTTTCGCTGAATACAGTTTGATTAGTACCACATTGTTGAAGGAGAAAGATTAATGTCAGATAGGTTAATTGAAGAAAATGATATTTCTATTGATGAAGTAAAAGAACAGGCAATAGCCAAACATATGAGTGATATTAAAGTAATGGAAAAATGTATATTTGGTTTAGATCAATTCATTATCAGATTCGGTAGAGAAAGTAATGCACACGATTTAGCATTTGATTTAAAGCTACAAATTCTTCAAAACAAAAAACATCTTGAAGAATGGATAAACACAATATGATAGAGCATTTTCAAAAGTTTGATGGTGAGGGTAAGAGTTTACTGCCCTTGTCATTTAGTCATCTGAATGAGTTTGCTTTTTATCGTGAAAGATGGGCGTTAAGGCGAATATTTGGCTATGAATTTCCAACATCTGCATCAGCTATTAGAGGGCAAGTTGTTGAATCTGGCATAAATATGTTTCTTAATGGTTTACCTATAGAAGAAGCTAGGGAAAAAATGCTATCTGAATATGATGAAAACTGCTCTAGGATAAATGACCCTAAGATAGAAGATGAAAGAAACAATTTAGTACCATTGTTTGAATTAGGAACTAAAAAGTTTCAAGATTATGCTTATCGGTGGAGATTAATTGATTATCAAAGAAAAGTAGAAGTTCAAATAGATGATATACCTTTTATTGGATATACAGATTTTTATTTTGAGGATAATCATACAAGGGAAGATTTTTTTATAGATTTAAAAACATCTAAAAACTTGCCACAAAAAATAAGTATATCCCATGCTATGCAACAGGCTATTTATCAAAAAGCAACAAATGCCAAGCAAATATTATGGTATCTTAAAACCCCAACTAAAACAAAAGATGCTGAATATATTGCTATGTCATTAGATGATTATTCTGAACCTTATAACATATGCAAACATATTATTAAGGTCATGGGTAATTACCTTAAAACAGTAGATACCCCAGATGATGTAAAAAATTCTTTAGTACCTAATCCAGACAATTGGATTTGGAAAGAACCTACAGTTCTTGAAGCTAGGAAGGAAGTCTGGGGATATTAACCAAAAAACCCCTTTAGGTTTTTGCTTAGAGGGGTTATTATAAACTAAACTAAATTGGAGTTCGATATGGAAGAAATAATTTACGAAGATTCAAAACCAAAAGATAAGCTAAAAGCATGGTATCTTTTCACAAATGATTTTATTGCGGGTACACAGCATTTAACAAATTTAGAAGTTGGTATTTATATAAGGTTATTATGTTATAACTGGAATAAAGGGTGTTCTGGAATACCTAGTGATAACATTACTTATTACAGGATTGCTAGTTGTCATACCCACAATGAAAAAGAAGCGTGTGATGCTGTTCTAAAAGAGTTTTTTGTATTATTGGAAAGCAATATTTATCAGAATGAAAGACAGCTTCACGAGTATCTTTATATCTCAAGAAGAATGATTGCTAGTAAGAAAAATGGTAAATTAGGTGGTAGACCAAAAAAACCTAGCACAGAACCTAGCACACAACCTAGCACAAAAGGTAATCATAACCCCCCTACCCCTACCCCTACCCCTACCTATACCATTACTAAAAATAAAGTAAGTTATTCCCCTCACTTTTTAAAATTTTGGGATTTGGTAAGTAACAAGGTAAGCAAGGGAACAGCAGAAAAAAATTATATTAGATTAGAAAAAGAATGGCTAGAAAAACCAGAAGAATTAGCTAAAATGTATAATGAGTATTATAATTCTGTTGAGGATAAACAATTTGCCAAACAACCCGCTTTCTGGATTTCAGCTAAAAAATACCTAGACGAAAACCCAAAAAAGCAAAGCACTCAAACGGTAGAGCAGTTTCATATGAGGTTAAAAATATTTAAAGAAGCGATACAAAAGAAAGAAGGTAGTGCATTTGTACACAAATTTGCAAAACAACACTCATATGACGTTGAAAGAGCCATTAAAGAGGGTCATTTTACCAAAGATGAAGCGGTAAAATATTTAGATATGGAGAATTGGGTATGAATAATTTGAAAGTATTACCAGATGACTTTGAACAAGCATTTATTGGATTTGCTGAAAAAAACATGAAAAGTAAATTTATAGCAATATATGACAGAAATAAATGTATTGATATTGCTATGAAAAATCTAAACTGTGATAAAGAAACAGCAATAGTATGGTTTGAAAAAAATATTGATGAAACATTATTAGGTGAATATGACCCTCTAATATTATTTCCTATGTCATATATACAATATTTAGGTGCATATACTGCATTTCATAATATTAAAGATGAAGAAGATTGATGTTTTTAGATAATGGTTTGACATTAGAGCAACAGGAAAAAATGGATAATATCTATGAATCTTTAATGTCAGACCTTAAAACTTTAAATGTAAAGCTATATCAAACACTTAGGGCAAAAGAACTAACAGAAAAAGATGTTATGAAACTTATACATAGTAAAAAAGAGAAAGTTATAGAGAATGAGCAAGGTCAATATCAACTTTTTGAGGAATAAAATGAAAATAAAAAAAGCAAAAGATAGTTATTATGAGATAAAGCAAATATGCAAAGACTTAAAAGAAAATAACTTGAAAAAAAGAATTAAAGAAGAAGGTAGATTTGAAGATGTACCAAAACATATTTCAGACAAAGATGCAGAAGGTAGTTTTAGAAGAAACTCATACATGAACTTTTTTCAATCTGTAAAATATCATTTTGACCAGACATTGCTAACACAACCATCTGGGGTTACAGCTACAAATAAAAACTATGATTATGCTAACAGGAAATTTATTGAGCAACTAGATTAGGTGGATTTTACAGGGTACAAACACACATAGGGCATAGTTTACCCCTACTGTATGGCTCTTAAATCAAGCCGAAAATGTATGAAAAGTAAAAATATTGTAGATTTTTAGAAAAATATTAGATAAATCTTAATTACCTAACTATGGGGTAAATAGGAAATGGCAAGACCAAAAAAATATAATATCAAAGAAAACGAAGTAAAAAAATTAGCATCTTATGGTTGTAGTAACGTAGAAATAGCAGACTTTTTTGGTTGTGATGAAAGCCTTATTAGAAAGAGTTATTCCGAATTTCTAACAAAAGGTAGAGCAGACATGAAAATCAAACTTAGAAAGTTGCAATGGAAGTCAGCAGATAAGGGCAATGTTACCATGCAAATATTTCTAGGTAAGAATATTTTAGGTCAGCAAGATAGATTAGAAACAGCAGAATTAGATGAACCTTTAGTATGGTCTGCTGATTAATGCCTTTAACAAACCCACAAAAGAATGTAATACAAGATGATTCAAGATTTAGGGTACTAATTACAGGTAGAAGGTTTGGTAAAACATTTGTTGCAATCAATGAAATAGCTAAGTTTGCAAGTATTCCCAATAAAAAAATATGGTATGTTGCACCAAGTTATAGACAAGCAAAAGCTATATGTTGGGGTGTTTTAAAAGAAAAAATGATTTATCATAAATGGGTAAAGAGTATTAACCATAGTGATTTGACACTTACACTTAAAAATAATAGCCAGATTACACTTAGGGGATCAGACAACGAAAGTAGCCTTCGTGGTGTTGGGTTACATTTCCTTATACTTGACGAATTCCAAGACATAAACAAAACAGCTTGGTATGAGGTTCTAAGACCTACATTATCAGATACAGAAGGTCATGCTTTATTTTGTGGAACACCTAGAGGGTTTGGTAACTGGTCATATGATCTATACAAAATGGGTGAAAACAATAAAGATTGGAAAAGTTTCCAATATACAACCCTAGAAGGTGAACAAGTATCAGAAGATGAAATAGAACAGGCAAAACAAGATTTAGATTTAAGAACATTTCAACAAGAATATGAAGCTACGTTTGTAAACTATTCCGGAATGATTTATTATAATTTTAGTAGAGATAAAAATATAATTGAAAAATATAATAAAAATACAGGGGTTTTACATATTGGTTTAGATTTTAATGTAGACCCAATGAGTGCTGTGGTATGTATTATAGAAAATGATAGAATTATTGTCGTAGATGAGATACAAATATACAGCAGTAATACAAATGAAATGTGTGATGAAATTAAAACCAGATACAAGAATAAGCAGATAGTTGTTTATCCAGACCCAAGTGCAAGGCAAAGAAAAACGTCAGCGGGTGGATTAACTGATTTAGCTATATTGAAAAATAATGGTTTTGATGTAAGATGTAGAAGTACAGCACCTTTAGTAAGGGATAGGATTAATGCAGTAAATTCAAAGCTGAAAAACGTAAATGGTAAAAACAGCTTGTTTATTGTTAAATTCTGTAAAAATGCGATCAA